ATTAATGAACATCGTTCATCAATGCTCGCTCAGTTTGACAATGAGGAAGGCGGCCAAGACGACCGCCATAATCAGACATGCTGCTATCTGTTCCTCGTGCATCTTCATTCAGTCTTCCTCCAACCAAACATGTTTCACATGATGCACTGCCCAGTCGAACACGCAGTACATGATATACCAATTCGCCACGGTAACCAGCACTGCCACCACGATAACGCCGATCACGAACCACGCAAATCCCGGAAGCCCTAGAAACATGTCAATTTCTCCATTCACCCTTCGACTTATCCTACAATTGCATTATACAACAAGCAAGTGATAATTTTTGCGATAATTGCAATTAATGAACATAGTTCATTTATTACCGCTCACCAGACACATAATAGCGATACCTAACATAGTGCCCACTACAAGTGCAATATAATGCGACAACATATTAACCCTCCCATCTCAGCCAACAGTTCCAGCTCCTGTAATACCCGCCGGTCGATATCTCGTTCCCGGTCTGGTCTCCCGGCTGCCCTCCGGCCACGCCCCCGAACTCGTTGATATGCGCGCCCACGAGCATACCGTCTCCCAGGTACAATTCCACGTGCCCGGTGCCCGCTGCCGGGTCGCCTTCGAACAGAACGATGTCCCCGCGCACCAAATCCGACGCGGCGGGGTTGCCGTCGTACCGCTTGAACCCAAGCCCCGTGAACACGCTGGACATGTTGTAGGTGGAAGGAGAGGGGAACGGAACGTCCCATCCGTTCTCGCGGAACGCCCAGGACACAAGGCTCGAGCAGTCGAAGTCCACGCCGCCGTCCCGCGTCGGCTGGTCGTATCCGTGGCTGTTGTCGTCGGCGATCCCGACTGCCCACAGGCACGCGCCCTCAACGCCCGATCCTCCGGGTGCCACGCTTCCCGATCCGGAGTTCAGGTTCTGAGCGCTGATCTTCGTGAACATGGTCGTCTTCGTCCAGGATCGGCGCGTGCGGTTCAGCACGTAGACGTTGTCCTCCCATGTTCCTGTGTTCTTGAATCTGTAGAAGTCTATATCGTTGAAGTATATATAGCCGTCGTTGCCTATAGTCCCAATGTAGGCGTTCTCAACGCCGCCTTTTTTAGTGGCGCTGATTATGATCACGCTCGCCATATCGATTCCTCCCGGAGGGTCTATTTCCCAGTAGTTTCCGTAGTTCAACGCGAGAACGACGTTCCCAGCCCATTCGGGCTTGCATCCCGGCGTTCCAGGATTGGCATGGCTAGGATACCATTTCGAGTACTCCACGACCGATTCTATCACGCTAATCGAATTCGGCGGGTAGAGATGCCCCCATTCGCTGTAATTAGGGTCTCCCGACGATTTAACGTCTCCGATGATGCAATTCAATATCAGCCCCGTGTCCAGCTGGAAATCCACGTAGTCTCCGACACCTCCGAACGCCTCGGTGCACGCGATCACGTATCTTCCTTCTATGATGGCGAATCCCTCTGCATCATAGTTCTCGCCAGCATCCGCCCGAAGCTTGTACTGCAGCGAATCGGGCGCGGTTATCAGCGACCAGCCCATATAGGTGTAAACGCAATTTCTACCGCCCAGCTGCGGCACTATCTCCCGCGCCATCACAATCCCATCCTAACTATATCCCTGAACCAGTTGTTGAGCTTCATCGACTCGTACCGAACGCACCCCATGTCGTACGCTTTTTTCAGGTTAGCCAAATGGGGCGAGGATTTGAAACCTTTGAGCAGCAGAGTGTTCGGCTCATGGTCTTCCGTCGTGGCGGCGAACACGTGGCGGCACTGGCGGTCAACGTCTTCCGACACGTAATAGCAACCGTTTCGGTTGTCGCGCCATATTCCGATAGCATCGTCGTAGTAAAGGAGCGTGAACTGGTATTCGGCATTCTTGCCCTTTCTCGCGATGAACTTCGGATTGTCGCGCAACCACTTGTTCTCGGCCGCATAGGCCGCATAGTCGCTGCCCGCTATCGCCTGGTAGAAGCGCGTGCCCTTCTTCGCTTCGATCAGCTCAGGGGGCGCTACCATCTGCGTCAGGAACTCGCCTCGCCTCCATACGTCCGTCTTGTAGGGAAGCTCCAACTTGAAGTAGTCCATATAGGGGTTCGCCGAGGTCACCGCGTTTCCCCAGAACATGCAGGTTACGTCGTAATCACGCGAACCGGGTCGCGCGATGGTTTCGTAAAGCTCCAAGAACGCCGTCACCTCGTCGGGAAGGTACGTTTGGAACCCCTTGTCGATGACGAACTCGTCGAACAGGATAGCGTCCACGTTGTCCAGCGCGTCGGACTTGAGCTTGCGCGCCGTTGACAGCGCTTGCGCGTAGCCGCATATCTCCTTGTCGATATGAAGGATGTTGGATTCAGCCCAGAGCGCATGCCCCGGGAACTCCTTCTGCACGTGGTTGAAGAGCCGTCCGTCCTTGCGGGTGGCCAGGTTCTTCAACTCCTCCTCCGTGCGGCGAAGGTACATGAAGCGCCTTCCCGTGCGCAGATAGCGCTTGACGTAATGCTGCAGCCCCGTGTACGTCTTGCCCGCGCCTCGGATTCCGTAGATGAAATTGAACAGGCAATTATAAGAAAGAGTTTTCGATATGTCCCAGTATTTAGCCACGTTCCTCCTTTGACTTGGAATGCCCGCCCTTTATCGAAGAAGCCCCTGCCATCATGGATGTCCAAGCGACAGGGGCTAAGTCAAAGGGCGCTAACCGAAAAGACTATCACAGAGGGGGCTGTTCTCCGTATGCGCCCGTGCCCGTTTCACCGGGTGCCCCACAGACGCAGAAGATAGCTTGCTTTCCGGCGCATGACCATCATACATCACTTCTCTTGAATTGTCACGCGGAATCTATCGTTCTCCAAAACCGACTGACCGGTCGGTTTGTTCTCCGCACCCGTTGACGGAACGCCCGCGTACGCCGACCACGCGCCGACGCTTCCGAAGAAATGATTCACGTCCAGGTTGCCCGCGTATCCGGGCACGCGGCCGTCGGACGCGTACTGCCAGCAGCCCACAAGCCCGTCCGTCTCCGGCGGCTCTCCGGGGTCGTAGTCGAGGCCTGGGCGCAGCACGTCCGGGTAGCTCGCGATCCATCGCATGCAGTTAGGCTCCACGCCTCCCTGGTTGAAGCGCCAGGGGTTGGCGTAGATCCACGGCCAGATGCCGGTCTGATCGTGGACGATGTTCACGAACTCGTTGACCCAGTCAACGCTTTGGTCGCCCTCCCAGTCCAACACCGGAACGCCTTCGCCGAAGTAGTCAGAGGTGTTGTCTATGAAATGGACAGCCTCTTTCACGGGATCGTTGGAGTTCGCGAAGTGGTAGAACCCCCAGGGCTTTCCGTGAGCGCGGCACCATTGCACCCAGCTGTCGCAATAGCCGTCTACGAACCCGACTCCTTCCGTCGCCTTGCAGATGACGAAGTCGACGTTGGGAAACACCGAATCCGCGTCCAACCCCGCTTGCCAGTTGGATATGTCGATGCCCCTAAGCATTCTTGATCAGCTCTTTAAGTTCTTCCCGCAACTCCTTAATCTCGCTCGCAATGTCGTTAAGTGTGCTAGTAAAGTCCTTAAGAGTACGATTGTACAGGTAAAACATGCCCACGCAAGCCACAATAGGGAAGCCCAGACTACCGATAAGAGTGACAATATCGTTAACATCCATGTTTGATTCCTCCTAGTTAGAATACCAGTTCATGCTTATATTGAAGGACAGCCCCGCCAGATACACCATGCCGTCGGTGGAGGCGTTCAGGGAAACGACCCCGTTCGTCTGCACCGCCAGCACGTCAAGGCGCGTGTCCACGACCACGGGAACGCGAACCTCGGTCGACGGCCGGCATTCCGGAGGCAGGGTCGTGAGCGTCGCGCCCGGCGTGTAGTTCATGATCATGCAGTCTCCTTGGAACTGCACGTCGTTCACGCAGGAAAGCATGACCCGCTCGCTGGTGAACATAGCTTCGGGGGAGGGGGCGTGGACGTACGCCCCCTTGAAGGTCTTGAAGAAGTTGGGGTTCCCCCCGCCTGTCGGATCAGCTAGCACCTTTTACCACCATTCCCGTTCCATCTGCGCCCCATATCAGAATGCATGGATTCGTTTGAAGATTGATGGGAGAAGAAACCGACGGGGTCAACTTCGATCCCCCGTCTGACAGCGTGGAACCGTTCTTGCTGTACAGATACGCCATTCCAGGAACTCCGGTTTTGAAGTAAACAGACGGTATATTGCCTTGGACTTCGATGATCCTCTCAGCTTCATTAGTGCCCAAATTCAATACGCCGCCTTTATTAGTCACAGAAGCGTATTTCGGAAAAGATCCGCATATTGCAATCCCGTTTTCGGTCACCAGACATTCGAGCATTCTAACCTGCCCGGTCAAATCGTATTTATTATCGGCATATATACCCGAGGGAAGAAGAAAATCTGAGCCGTTCGAGCTATAAATGTTGAATCTAGAGCCGACACCGCCCTTTATGTTTTTAAAGTCCAGATAATCTCGCTGATCGTATGTGTAATCGAACCACTGAGACAAAGTGATGAATTGCGTGGAATTGACAATCACGGTAGAGCGCCTATCCGCCTTGATTATCTTTCCGGGGGTGCCTGTCGAATATAACGGGTAAACGCTCATTTCGGACACGTTTCGCGCATCGATAACGCCGGTATTATCCTTGATTACGGTATAATTACCAGTAGCTCCTCTAAAATAAACGGCATTGGACAACTTCAAAGTGCCGCTGTTCGATATACCGTAGTTAGACTGCCAACATTGCCAATCGGAAATGCTCATGATTGCCGAGTTGGATACGGCCGTCCCGCAAAATTCGGTTCTGATAGTGGTTATATCCACCATGTTGACTATGCTTGACTCTGCTACGACAGCTTTATCACAGGAAGAGAACCCTATGTTTCTGATCGTGGTCGTGTCGAAAGCGCCAGTGGTTCCTTCCCTTTTCAACCATAGACCGTATTCGACTCTTTGAATCAGGCAATCTTCAAAGTCAACGTTGGTAACGTTCGTTATTCCAGGAATCGTAGCCGTGTCGTCGATAGTGTAGATGATGCCTTTGGCATGGTTTTTAGATATGGTGGGGTCGTTGGAAGACGAGCCGGTCACATAAACGTTTCTAAACGTCACATTGAAGCCGTTTACGATTTTAAACCCGTATTCGCTGCTATGCACGTTCATAACGCGTATCTTCTCGAAGTTGACGAAATAGCTGTTGAAGCACAGCATGAACGACCCGCTCAGCTTTAGATCGACATAGAAATTTTTGAACGTCACGCGTTGAACCACGCTCGTCGCCGCAAGCTCGTTTATTTGAAACATCGGAAAATCGTTAAGGCCGGTAAGAGTGCATCCGTTCCCATCGATTATCCTAGAGCTGTTCGACAATTTCACAGTTGCTCCGATATAGCATTTGCTGTTCATCGGGAATTTTACATTTCCGAGTTGCATCGCCTGTTGAACAGCCGAGCTATCGTCAGCCACCCCATCGAGTTTAGCTCCGAACCATTTGGGGTTAGCCCACCATTCTCCGAGCGAATCGTTCAGAATCTTCGCAAGCGTCCCATCAGCGATCCACTTATCCAAAAGCCGGGCTATATAATCTTGAATCGAAGATTCCAGCGCGTTCAATTCCGCTTGAAGAGCATCGTTTTTATCTGAAAGTTCTTTAACCTCGTACGCCAGTTTGCATACTGTCTCGTACAATGTAAGATCGTTGCCGTATATGGCAGGTATCGAGCTCATGCAAGCTCGTTCTATCGGATTCATGCTTTTCTCCTTACCAAATCGTCATGAAGCATTCGCGCAGCGCTCTATCCTCCACCACGTCACGGTCTATGTTAACGAACGTTTCTCGCCAAATCAATAGCAATTCCGATTCCGGCTTGTCGTGTCCGGATTCTGTGCGCGCGAGATCGTTCGCATACGTTCCGCTAGACGCGGACTTCGACGTGTCGGCCGTGGTCGCATTCGTGAAGTCCGCTGTGGAGGCGTACTTGCCGTTCTTGATGTTGTCGAAATTGAGAGCGCTCATCGGGGTATCCGAGAAGATGTCCTGCGCCTCGCTCGTGGAACCGGCGGTTGCGTCGGCGGTGTTCGACGCGGTGCCTCCCGCTTTCTCGGTTATGTTTCGGTTGTGGTCTTCAAGCGGCTTGATCTGCTTGGCGAGAGCGAGCGATTCGTACATCTGATTGTAATAGGGCATTATCATGAACATTGCGTCGCGAACGAACATGCGGAACAACCCCGCCGTTTCAGCTCCTATCTCGTACATGAAATAGCGGCGTATGATCTTGTCGTTCAGCGTCTGCCTATACGCCTCGTCGAATATCGGATAGTCTGCCAAGCCCAGCTTGTCGTAAGCAGCATGCCAGTTAGCCTCGATGTTCGGAAGCTTCGCATCTGCAAGCGTCTGTTCGACCAGCCAGCGAAGCTGCAAGCTGTACTTGCTCATTCTCCGTTCACCTCGATCCCGTTCTCCTCGGCGTACTCGCTTTCATTGAATTCGCCGTCGGCGATAGCCCACTGCTCTTCCTGGCGCTTCTCCGACACGCGGAAATGCACGTCCACATCCAACCCGAAAATCTCGTTTATCTGCTTGCACGCGAACTGGCGCGACTCCAACCGGCAAAGGCGCTGCGCTTCCGTGCCGCCGAGGCTGGCGAGCATCTCGTCCACGATGACGCGCTCCGATTTGGACTCGGAACTGGCGATGCCGAGGAATCCGAGCGCTTCCTTCCAGTACTTGTCCTTCAGCTCGTAGAGCTGTTCGGCGACGTACGGCGACGAGTTGTCTAGGATGTCGATGGATTCGAGGTCGAAGTCCTTGTCCGTCATGATGAGGGGTTTGTACTCGTCCACCTGCGCCATCATGTTCTCGAAGCTCAGGCGCTGCTTCTGCGAGCATTTCACCACGCGCGGGGTCTTCTGCTGGTACACGTTCACATCGATCGCCCGGTCTATCGCCCACAGCTTCTTGGCGTACATGTTGAGCGCGAACCAGGTAGGCACGCGCAAGTTCGAATTCCAGATTATGACGGAGTTCTCGATGGTGAGCGGGATGTTGACCCCCATCACCGAGTAGGCTATGCGGTTCACCGGCTGCGAGTAGATGTCGAAGTTGCCCTCCAACATGCACTGCATGATCGCGTAGCCCTCCGGGCTGCGCTGAACAGGGTCGAGCGCGATATCCTCGTCATGCAGGAACACGCAGAATCCGTCGCGAAGCAGCCACCACTCGATCTGGCGCTCGTTGATGCCCTCCGGCAGGTTCTCCCACTCGAACACGCTCATCGCCAGCTCGTACAGTCGCATCTGCCAGAGGAACATCGTTTGCGAGTTCATAGCCGCGTTGTCCAGCTCGCGAGCGGATTTGTGCGCGTTCTTGGGCATGTTGCCCCAGGGAAGCCCGTACGGGGTGGTAGTGGATTGGATAGGGTTCATGCATGCCTCCTTTCTTATATTATAGCATTGCCCAAACTGTAGTTGCCCACGTCGTCCGTGTGCCAGAACGTGACTCCGGAATCGAGCAGCCTGTTGAACATCGCAAGGTAGCCGGCCGGAACCGATCCGCTCATGTTCGCGGCGACGGTCTTCACGTAGTTCCATGAAGCGCGCCCCGTGATGTTCGGCGTTTTCACGACGGAAACGTTGTAGCCGTACACGCTCAAGAAGTCGTCGATCTGGCGCGCTATCTCGGCTCTGCACGTGTACTTGCGAACGCCTATCGTGTAGGTTCCGAAGTTCACGAGCGCGGTAGTCGAGTTAGTGCCTCCGCGCTGCGTGTTCGGGGTCTTCGATGCCTTCGAGAAGTTCGCGAAGGTGTTCGTCAGGTCTTGCGCTCCGTTGATCGTCGAGTTGATCATGCTCGCGGCAGCCCCGGCGACGTTGCCCGAAGACAGGCCTTGCAAAGCTCCTCCGATGATGTTCTGCGTGGAGTCGATGAAGGAGTTCACGTAGGGCAGCTGGCTCATCGAGTTGAACGACAAGCCGAACGACGTGTCCACCTGGGACGCGCCGAGCATGTTGGCGAACGCCTGGTACACCCAGTTGCAAGTGGGGTACTTCTCCAAATAGATCGCACCCTCCACGAAGCGGTTCACTCCGTTGTAGTTCAGCGGGATGTAGGCCAGGCGCGAGTTCGCGTCGCACCCGCCCGTCTTCTGCAAGCTCAGCGTTCCGGGCGTTCCGCAGAATTCGAGCCGGAACTGCTGGTCGGCTCCGGTGAAGTTCGTGACTTCCGCGTACTGGAACGGGTAGCAGAACATCTTGTTGTTCTTCGGAACGTAGCCGTCGAGATTCGTGAAGCCGAGCGCGTAGTCCTTAGTCGTCTGAGGGGTCGCCGCGTTGGAGTCCACCCAGTAGCCCCAGCCGTCGGACTTCTTGACGATGGTCGGGATCGCCGCTCGAGGAACCATGTAGACCTGGCTCACCGCGTCCTGCTGGCCGTTGTCGGACAGCGCTTTCATGAATCCCTTGAAGTCGTCCACCGTCAGAAACACCGACAAGCTCGTGCCGCTGGTAACGCCCATGTACTTGTCCCCGCCGTTGTTGACGTACGTTCCGTCCTTCAACGGCTCCACGGCGCTGGCAACGACCATGTAGCAATCCATGTCCTCGTTGTCGATCACCGAGTACGTGCATTTGAGTTCGCCCGGGTCGATCCCCTCGTCCTTGACGTGAGCGCCTATCGCGTCGTCGTTCACATGCTCGCGCTCCACGAAGCACGGTTTGATATCGTAGTCGAACATGTAGGTCTGCACGTAATCGAGTTCCAAGTGCAAGCGCGTCGTGTTGGCCGTCTTGTACTCTGCGCGGGTGATGAACGCGTAGAACCACTTAGTCCCGAAGTTCTCGTTCTGGAACATCACGTAGTTGTAATTGTAGTATTGCTCGGGGTTGCCGTCCACGTCGATGGCAGATTCCAGGCGCTGGTACGTGTAGGTTGAAATCGTTCGCCGAGCATCCATGAACGAAGCTACGCCCGACATCTGGGCGTTCAGGTTCGGATACCAGCGAACGTGCTTGTAGTTCGGGTTCCACGGAACCGTGCCTATGCGGATCTCCGTGCTGGGCTGGTACATTTCTCACATCCTTCGGAAAGGAGGGCGGGAAACGAATCCCGCCCTCGGCAGAACATAGGCTATGCGGTGACGGTGATGGTCGACGAGCCCGTCTTCGTTCCGTCCTGGATGGAGGTTGCCGTGACGGTGAGCGTCGTCGCCGTCTCGTTGGCCGCCACATGCAGGTAACCGCCGTTGGTGACGGTCGTTCCGGACGCAGCGCCTCCGGTCACCTTCCACTGCACGCCCTGGTTCACGATGCCGGTTCCGGCCACGGCCGCGCTCAGCTGCAGATCCGCGCCCTTGGAAAGGGTGGCGGTCTCGGGGGTGACCGTCACGCTCGTGATGGTCGGGGCGGTCGGGGTGAAGGCGGCCGCCTGCCCGAACGGCGAGCAGCTGATGGTCTTCCACACATGGTGCCAATGGTTCCAGTACAGCCCTTCGCCGTTGAACCACTGCGCGGACTCCACGTAGTTGTCCAGCACCATCCACCAATCGCGCGACACCAGCACCGCCGGCACGCTCTCGAGCAGCGTGATCTCCTCTTGCGTGAAGCGGTGGTAGTTCGGATCGGGCTTGCCGGTGGCCGGGTCGGTGAACAGCGCGTCCATGCGAACCCAGTCGAAGTCGGTGAACGTGTCGACCGTGATCATGCGCGCCTGGAACTCGCGGTACTCCAAGTTGAACGCGGTGGCCAGCACGTTCATGTTCATCGTGGCCTTGAACTTGGCCGTGACGATGAAGTACTGGTCTTCGAAGTCCGTGTGCGTGGTCACGCCCGCCATGTTGTACTTCGTGGACTGGTACTGGAACAGGTCGGACATGTACTGGAACTGCGTGGCGATGTCGACGGCGTTGTCCTTGCCGACCGCGGGAATCGAAACGCTGCCGATGTAGCCGTTGAGGAGGCACTTGGCCAGGAAGTAGCGCATGACGTAGTACTCGTCCGTGTTGGCGCTGGTGTAGAGAGACTCGATGATGCGCGCGATCAGGTCGCTAACGCCCGTCCAGGACAGGAACGCCTGGCGCAGCTGCTGGGAGGAGACGGTCGTCTTGTAGAACTTCTGGAAGTTCATACGGTGGAACGCGGCGCGCACGTCGGGAAGCTCGCGCTTGGCGAACGTGTCCTCCGCACCCTCGGGGTAGAAGCCGTGAACGTCGGCGAGGTTGACGAAGATCTCCTCGATCGTGTCTCCGAACTCGAGGTACCCTCGCTTGAACACCGCCCAGGGGTTGCGGTACAGCTTCGATGTCACGATGGTGAGGCCGATGCGGTTCACGAGCGCGTTCAGAAACGCGTTTCGCGCGGGCTGGTAGCTGGTCAGGTACTCGCCGATGGCATGGATCTCGTCGGTCGTTCCGGCAAGCTCCACGTAGGCGCGGTTGTTCGCGTCGTAGGTGGCCGCGATGCCGCGAGCCGCGAGCGCGGCCGCTACCTCCGGGGTCTCGTTGATGGTCGCTTCGACCGCCTTCTGCGCGGCCGTCTCGCGCGCTGCCGTATCGCCGGCCTTCATGACGATCGGCGAATCGGCGGCTTTCATATTAGGTTGCTTCACTGCCATAATATCTCCTTAATCCCAGATCTCGTCGGCTGAGCGGATCGGCTCCCCCC